CGTTGTGTATCCCGGCAGATTGGTCGGGAGGCCAAAGGGGCCTGTAGGCACGGAGCCTGCCAACTGCGCGGCGGCGTTGGACAGAGTGCCCTGCAACTGCGTCTGAGCGTCAAAGGCCGCTTGCTGGGCAGGAGACAGAGACACGCGCTGCGCGATTGGAACGCCTTCCTCGTCCTTGTCGAACGTGATGTTCCCGTAAGGCGTGAATTGAGACAGATTGTTCAGGATGCTCGATTGCTTTGCAGCCTTGATGTAGGCATCCGCCTGCGCCTCAGATGTCTTGACTGGATCTGGCGCGGCTGGCGCGCTGCCTCCTCCACCCTTGCCCATTTATTTGCGCCTCTTTCCACCTTGGGGCTTCATTTTGTTTCCGAACCCTGAACCAAGAACGAACCCACCCGTGCCGCCGATGGCTCCCCCGACAAATCCCATCTGTCCCACGTCTTCTGGATGGACGTTCTTTGATCTCTTCCCGACGCTTCGAAACATCTTTCGACCAACAGCCGCGCCCGCAACAGCACCCGCTGCCCCGCGCACAAACGGGTCGTCAAAAGCATCTTCAAGGGCTTTGCCAATATCCTCGCGAATGGATCGCGTGGCTTCTGTTCCGTCCTTGTTGTACTTTTTCTTGTTGAATGAAGTAGCTGGTCCAGGCATTTAATGTCTCCTTATCCATTTGCACTCTTCCCGGAGCATCCCGAGAATGAGCGCATCGTTCATACCGTCATAAGCACGTCGCACGGCTCCCTCGATCTTGAAGCCAAGCCCCGTGTTCAACCTGATCGCGCGCTTGTTGTTCCGCCCGATAATCAGCGTCATGCGCTGCAAGCCCTGCTGCACGAACGGGTAGTGAAACAAGGCCCGGACAATACCCTTCCGGCACCACCGCGGGCTCGAGGCAGCAAAGCTCAACTCGCAGTCAAACTTGCGCCAGCGATGATAGACCGCACCAGCAATCAACTTGCCTGCCTCGTCCGCGATCCCGATCGTCGTGAACTGCCCGAACTCATCAATCGTGATGGGATGAGGCAACTGACCGATCACGAAATCGGCAACGTCCTGATCCTCGTCAAATACAAGCTTCAGACCAGGCCGGCGGGCTTCATGACCATTGCCGATGACCTCCAGCTTACGCCTTGGCTGGTCAACGAGACGCGCAATCTCATCGAAGCTGAGTAGCCCAGCCCGTTCACCCCTTGCCATCCCCTTATTGCCTGCGTGGCTCCGCCCCATATGTCCTGATCCCATATTGCAACGTCCCATACCCCTCCCGTTGTCACGGCCGACGTGGAGACGGTTGAGCTGGGAACGGAAATGTCAAAATCCGTGCCGATCGAAACAAGGGCTCCGGGATCACTCACGGCGCCAAAGATAATCCGCGCCATGGTGAAGTTCTTGAGCCTGTC